AAGGATTGCTAAAACTGGTTCCGCGCTGCCAAATGCCAAAATCACCATTGATAATTTTGTTCTTGCCAGCCGCATAATTACCCTGCCAACGTAAACCAGTCGTAGCGGCAGAATCCGCGACAAGTGTGTCACCATTTGAGCCGACTGCTAAGCGAGCAGGTGTGTCAGCTGCGGTTGCGGTGATTAAATCACCTTTAGCATCGACTATCGCATTTTGAATTGCGTTGGCATCATCGCTAGTAACCCAAACAAAATCCATATCGGTGTTTGAATTCTTGCTTAATACCTGACCAGTCGTTCCACCCTTCAGGTCGACCATTGACGCATCAATAGCGTTCCCGAGAGTACGCATAGCCAGCGCACCATCTTTGACTAAATCTGTGTCATCGGGCGTTTCCCACCCAAAGTTGGTTGTTGTTGCCATTAGCTAATCACTCCTATCGCGTCTTGCCATTCTAGCGTATTCAATACCGTGTTCCACGTTTCCGCGCCGTTGACCTGCTCCCAGCGTTGCGCTACCGCTGAGAATTCCGTTGGGGTCGCATTTAGGGTGATTGATAGCCCGTTGACCGATGCCCTGAATGTCCAACCTTCAACATAACCCGTAAACTCCCCACCTAGCATTTGTGGCGGTAGGTTGGTGATTCTGACTGGCAATCCCATAAATACATTTAGCAGCGCATCCCTATCCGTGTCATCCATCTCAGGGTTTTGCAGCGGGAATGTTATTGATTGGAAGCTGTAGCGAGGATATGCACGAAGCTGAATCAGGCGGTCGCCCATATCCTCAACATCTGAGGTGTTTTTTAAATAGCTTGAAAATTGCTCGCCATAAAGACCGTACAGCGCCTGTGATTCCGCATCTTGGGCGACATACTGAGAATTGAAATTGTTTCCATAGTCAATGACTATCTTGTTGGCTAAATCGCCTTGCCGCTGAACAATGCCAATTCCAGAGCCTAATGCGTGCCTTGCATCCAAATCGACGTACCCATTGGCAACCAAGTAATCCTGACGATGTGATGCGTCTGCATAGCCAATAAGGCCGTTTGCGTCTTCGTAGAGGTATCCCAGAGCCGATGAGCTGATTTGGTTGGCGATTGTCGAAATCACTTGGTCTTCGATTTGTCGGCTGCTCATCGTATACTCGCCCGCGTCAATATCGCCCAATCCAATGTTTGACGCATCCTCCCAAGTTTCGGTGGCGCTGTAAGTTGCCCAAGTTTCGGCAGGTGGGAGTTCGTTCCAGCTGTTAAGCAATAAATCATCCAGCAAATCTAAAATCTGAGTTCCGTCTAAACCTTCCGCTAAATTCCCGTTAAAAGTCGCTCTCTGAAGTTTGGCTAATGCTCCGACTGCAGTTATGTTAATGACCGTAGGAGCTGCAATGGCGCCAGCGGTTGAAACAATCTGGCGAATGTCTGAGATACGACCACCCCAGATTGCAACGTAATTTGCGTTGGAATCTTGAACTTCGATTGTGATTGATGTATTTACTGCAAATGAGTAAACGGTCTGGTCTGTGTTAATAAGCTGCAACTGGCAATATCCAGCGGGGGTTGGGTTGTTTACGTCGGTGCGACCGCTAGTGATTGTTAGATTAGCAAGGGTGACTGAAGTGACTTCGCTACCGTTTGCTTTAATACGCCAAACAGGTGTCCAAACTGTCACAGGATTTGAGCCGTATCTCGGAGACCGCCGCCGCCTGTGGTTCCGCGGTTAGTGGAGCTATTAAGCGCCAAAACAACTGCGCGGGTGAATCCTTCTTCGTCAATAATGCTTGGGGAATTCACGTTGATTGTAATTCCTTGCATTGACTTTTCTTCTCCAGCACGTGCTGCAGCTGGGCTAAATACTCCATCAGCTGTGCTAATTCCTGCAGTTATGTCTGGGACGCTGACTTTAGGTTGTGTAGCCGTGCTGGATTTTGAGGATGGGCTAGTTGTTGTTTTAACTTCAGGTAAAGCAACCGTTGGAGCGCTTGGAAGTTTAGGAAGCGAGGAGCTGGAATTCTTAGTTGTGCTGCCTGATGAGCTTGGGGTCGGGATAGTGGGAATGTTTGGAAGTAATGGAATTTTATTGTAAGCGCTTATGATTGCGTTGATTGCTGAGATAGCAACGCCAACAGCCGATTGAATTCCCTTAACAACCGCTGAAATAACATCAAGAATGCCACCTGCAACAGCTCCAATAAATTTAAGAGCTGCGCCTAGATTGTTCGTAAGTATTGGCAAAATAAAATCTTTGATAAAGTTATAAAGAATTACCAAAGATTCTTTGTTGCGGCTAAATGCTGCAATTACTGGGTCAATGGCTGTCACCTTGAAGCTTTGAAATGCTGGGATGGCTGTATCTGTAATGAACGTCAAAAGACGCTCAACAATTGGGAGCAACGCCGTTCCTACGGTCTCTTTGGTTTCATCAAACGCAACCTGAAGTCTGGCAATGCGGCCCTGAAAAGTGTCTGCCTGAGTTGCGGCTGCGCCACCGAAAGTTTGCGCTAACTGCTTTACCGTTCCTTCAAACCCAAGAGTTTTTGCTTCGGCAGCTGAAATACCAACACCCAAACGACTTAGAGTGCTTGTGTTTCCTTCATAGGCTCTTGCTAAAGCATTGGATACAGTTTCAACATCTTTTCCAGTAGCGGCTGAAATATCTAGCGCCAGAGTCAACAGTTCCTGAGACTTTTGAACCGAGCCTGTAGCTACAGCCAAACGCTGCAAGGCTGGGCGAAGCTTGTCATCGGCAACGCCTGTTGCTAATGAGGTTTTTAAGATTTGCTCTTCAACCGCAGCAATTTGTGACTCGGTGGCCTTTGTAACGTTTTGTAATGCTAGCGATAAGCGTTTTTGAGCTGCTTCGTCTTCGATAGCGGCTTTAACACCCTCAATTGCCAATTTGCCAGCATAAGCGGCTGCGGCTGCAGCTGCGGCAGCAAATGCCGCTGCGGCTACCTTTGAAAACTTTTCTAACTTACCGCCGAAGCCTTCAACTTCCTTTTCGCCTGCGTTAAGGTTTTTCTTTAAGTTGTCAACATCTGCCAGAATGGAGAGTTTTAGCGTTCTACTTCCTGCCATTACTTATCCCACTCCTTTAGAATCTTTGAGAATGCTTCTTCCCACTTTTTAATTAATTCAGGCTGAATCTTGCGAAGCGCTGGGTAGATGAAGTAGCCAGAATTTCCTCGACCTTTACGCGGGGTTCGTCTGGGAAATTGTGGGTAGCGATTAGCTCCAAACTCATAACCTGCCCAGAGGTCTTTTGTAGATGCGCCGCCAGAAAAACGCTGACTTGCGAAACCATAAGAAAATTCACCGACTTTTGATGTGCGTGAGACTTTAACTCCGTCGGTGATGCGGTTGACAACCTTTTGCCCGAAGTTGCGGGTGATTCCGTAAGCTCTGACCTCATTTGCAGCAAATTGTGCAAGCGCATAACTCTCTCGTTTTGCTGCGTCAATTGCTTCATCTTCCATTGCCTTAAACGCAGAAATAATTGAGCGCAGTTCGCGGCGGTCATATTGAATCGGTTCATCTACCACCTTTTCGCTGCTCCTTTAGAATCTCTATTGCGGTTAAAACTTGGTCAATGTCTGTCCATTCGCTCATTGGGATGCCAGTTGCAATTGCGACTTCGATTATTAGTCGGTTGATGCTTCCAGCGCTAAAGCTTTTGGGCTCTCATCCCCAATGGTGATTTCCTCGATTGACAATTCCCAAACTTCTTGTGATTTGGTTGGTTTGCCTGCGGCTTCCCGCTTATAAGCAAAATAAGCCAAGTCGAGGAAGTCGGCTTGTTGGTAGGCTGTCACATCTCTCATTGAATAGATTGATTTGCCAGTCTTGCGCTCCCACTTTGCCCATTCAGGCAATCCAACTTGGTAGCCGACTTCTTCGCCGTTTGTGTATTTAATTGTGATTTTAAGTTTCATTGCTCCCGTTTCCTATCTTAACTAAATGTTTCTGTTACTACGCCTTTATCGACTTTGAAGGTGAAAGATACTGTCTGAGCATCGATACCTGAACCACCCGCAGTTGGAAACTCTGGAAGAATTCCAAATACGAACTGAGCGCCAGTTGCAGCGGTCATTGTGACCTGAATTGCTGTGTCTGGAGCTGATTCTGCAGCTGCCCAAATTGCTTCGCAGACAGATGAGGTTTTGCCCCAATCTGCAAGCATATCCAATTGAAATGTTCCTTCGATGTTTACGGTTTTGTAAGCTTCGCCGTCGAGTGTCTGATATGTCTCGCGAACGTTGGTCTTTGTCAAGACAGCGTTAGTCGCTTGTGCTTCGATGTCCGTTCCACCTGAGAAAGACAGCGAAATGTCGCGACCCGTAATAACTGTGGTTGCCACTTTTTCTCCTTAGTTTGTTTGTGTGTAATAGGTGGAAACGCGAATATCTGCGACCAGTAGGTTTACTGTTCCGACTTGCGTTACCGTTGGTCGTTCTACCACTTCGACGACATAGCCTGTTGGTATCTTCGCCAAAACTGACATTAATAGTTGCTCTAAATTATCCAATGAAGCTGGGTTTGATAAATAGGCAACTCCGCAGGTAATAACTAAATTTATTTTTGCGTGAAGCGTTGAGTCATTGATTGTGTTTAATTCAAGATAAGGCGAATCAGGCACCAAAATGACCGCTGGAACCTGTGGAGCTTCTGGAACGTATGAATAAACGTTTGCCGATGCGGTTGAAAGTGCTGTTGCTAGAGGTGTCCGTATAGAGGACAGGATTGTTGATGCAGGCATTAGAGCGCCATCGCATCTGTGTCAAGGTAAGCGCCTAAAAGACCGCTTACACGGTTAAATAAGCTTCTACCCATACGGTATGGGGAAACTGTGAAATCTATTCCTTCGATTTGTCCGCCTGCGGCTGTACGGGATTGAAATATCTCAACACTTGTTGCAAGAATGGCAGACTCGACTGCGGCATTGCCGACATATGTTGCAGCGCCGACGAGCGTTGCAGTTCCGCTTGGTATAACATTAAATTCATCAACGTCTGCAGCGGTAATTGCTGCGGTGAATTCGTCAGCCGTGACGTCTGTGATTGTTCGTGTTCCATTGAATGTTGCCGATACTCCCGCAATTACGACTTGTTGACCTTCTGAAAATTTGTGCTCTCCAAGTGTAACGAAAGTTGCGACATTATCTGTTAATTCCGCTTTTTGAATTGGCGCGGCGTATTTGACCAACATTGGCAAAATTACCGACTCAGCTGAATCAATAATATCGTTCAGGTAAGCGTCGTTATATAAGGAAGACGAAACACCAAGAATGGCACGTAGCTCGGAAGCTGTAACTATTGTTGGCATTTCGTCTCCTTATGAATAGGTGTTTAGGGCGCGGGAGCACGCCCCAAACGTTATAACTTTACGCTACGTAGAGTGAGCGGAAAGCAGTTGGGTAGCGATTTACGACGCAAACATATCCGTAAACGCCAATCTCAACGCGGCCATTTGCTACTGCATTGGCGCGGATTTCAATGGTTGGTGACTCGTGGAAGCGCATTGCGTTTGATGGGTAAACCAAAGCAGCCTTGTCTCCTACGTTGTTGCCTGTGTAATTCGGGTCAACAACTAAGTCAAGACCTGCAATTGTTCCATTTGTTGAGCCCTGAGTTACTAGGCCGCCTGCATTCTGTGGAGCAGCTGCAGCGAATAGTGGGCGGTTTGAGCCATCAACTGCACCAAGTAGGTTGGCGAAATCGATGTTGGTGTAACCACCTGAAGGTGCAACTAGCAACTTGTTTGGTGTGCGGCGCATAACTCCATAGGAATCTGCGATTCCGTCTGCTACAGCTTTGTAGATTGAAGTTCCAGAGGAAACTCCAGCGTTATCAGCTGCAATCTGCGCTGCGTATGCATCGGTCTTCTGAGCATAAGACTCAGCCAACTCACGAAGATATAGGTCAAGGAAATCAGGCGCTGAGCGGTCGATGAGCTCAACATCGATTACGTTTGCACCTGCAAACTTAACAACTGTGTCTTCTTGGAAAGTTACGGTGGTGTCTGTTGAAGAAAATTCAGCACCTTCAGCGGTTAGGGCTACGGTTGCCTTTGTTCCAAGTTTTGGAGTGAATACCTTCATTCCTGAAGCAGGAAGTGCTGCACGCTCGATTGAATCAATGAATGGGCGTGATGCGTCGATGATTCCGATGATATCGGTTAGATAGTTCGGTGGAACCATTCCTGTGTTTTCTGCAACGGTTGCAATTTGTAGAGCTGCAACAAGGTCACGTGCATCTGCATCGCCTTGTGCTGCCTTAAGTTGTGCCATCGCGTACTGACCAGCTGTTACTTTGGTGTTTACGCGTGGAGTTGTGTAGTAGGCCGCCTGAACAGGGGCAGCCTTTGCAGCTTCTACCGTTTCTTCGGCAGGAGCTGGAACGGTAGTGTCTGACACTTGTTCTCCTTCGTTTGTTTGCTCTGGGTCGGTTGACTCAGAAATCTTTTCTTCTTCTTTCGGTGCTTCAGCTTCAGATGCTGCAACCTCAGATACCCGAGCGCTTGAAATTGCAGGCTCGGTCACTAATGAAACTTCCACTAAACGTGCTTTTGCAATTGTCATTACGCCGTCAACGTTTGTCCACTCATTAACACCAACGCCAACACTAAAGCCATCGCGTAGGCCTTCAGCTGCTTCAACTAACGCGTCTTCTCCAGCCATAGTGTTTGCGATTTTGAACGTGGCCTCAATGCCATCTGGGGTGACGGTAGCCTCTGTCATCTTGCCTAGAGGTCTGGTTAGTTCGTGCTCCCAAAGCAGCTTGACATTTTTGCCAAAATCAATGGAATCCTTCTCGAAAACAGTTCGGCCTGCGGAAGTGTTGCCTTCCTCGCCCCAAGTTACGATTTTGCCTGAAATTGTCCGCTTGTTTGTATCGGCGGCGGTAATCGTCATCGGAAAATTAATCTTCATCGGATTAAGTCTTCTTCCTCTTGAATTTGCTCAACGCTCATCGCGCCGATGCGGTTTAGGATTTCATAAACTTGCGCACGCTCTAATGGCGAGCCGCGCAAGAAGTCATCCAAGTCAATTCGTGTTTGCTGTGTTGACGGGATGAAATCTGGCATTGAAATGCGCTGCTCAATTGCTGTGATAATTGGGCGCAAGCTAAAGTCAACCAAAGCTCTACGCTCCTGAAGTGTGTTCGAGTAAGTCATTGTGGTCACTTCGGCAGATAGGAAGTGAGCGGGAATGCCGCAGGCACGGCTAAGTTCCAAAGCGATGTATTGACGTGCTTCGTTAAGCTGTAATGTCTTAGGGTCAAAGCCTAAAGTGCTCAATTCGACGTCTGCATTTAGGAATGCTGTTGAACGCTGTGAACGTGCAGTCTTCCAAGACTCCAAAAGATTTTTGACGCGCTCGCTTGGTAAATTTGTTCCAGTCGATTTCAAAACCATAGTTGGCAATGGCTCTTTAGCGTAAAGTTCAGCTGCTTTTTCTAATTCCAAAGCTGCGCGGATTGTTCGGCCTGCGGTGTAAAGCAATCCGTCATTTAATCCGTAGAAAACAACAAGTGAACCAATGCCGCGAGTTGGAACAGGTTGACCGTCTACGTTATAGCCAACAACTCCAGTACCCGCTGAATTGTAAATTGGTGAGACTCTGTCATAAGGAATGAAAGTTGCAGCACGAACGCGACCACCATCGCTGGTTGCATACATTTCGGTGACTTGCCAATAAGCGTTGCCGTAGAAAAATAAATCTGCGGCGGTTAGTGAGTAGATTAAAGAAGCTGGAACACTTGGGTCGGGTTGATGAATGACTCTAGGCGCTTCGACGTGTGCTCCAGTTGATTTTTCATAAACTTCGAATGGAAGTGAGCCAATAGTTCCGCAAATGATTTGGCGTGCACGCATAACTGCAGGAACCTGCATTGCTTGTGCTTTTGTAGTTGCTGAGCCGTTGATTGTTGACCAATAATCGCCCGCAACTGTGAATGGCTTTAGAGCGGCCGCAACGTCAACCGTAGAATCGGATTTGGTTGACGGTGCGCTCACCAGTAAATTAGAAAATAACCCCATTTGCTGCAAATTGTATCATCTAGCATCTATCCAACATAAATGTCAACCTCTGTCGGGGGTCGTGTCGCATAATGGGTTGCCAAAGCTGAAGCAATAGCACCAGTAATAATTGCATTTGAAACCTTGCGCCCCATAACCCATCCACCGTCGCCAAATGGCAATTTAACAGCCGATAAACAATGTTTAGTGAGTTCGGCTTGACCTGAATGCGCTAAACGCTGAGCGCTTATCGCTGAAAGGAATTCGTCGCAAGCTTGAGCGTAAATTTGTCCGTCTATTGGCTCGATTTTGATTCCCGCTGGTATTAAACGGGCAGCTACAGCTGAGGCGGTACGGGCAGAATAGGCGACTAGTTGGGTAGGGAATTTGCGAACCCAATCGGCAATATCATTTGCAAGTTGCTTATCGTCAAGGTTTGAATTGGCTGTCCAAGTGTGAAGCAATTGAATCTGGAAGTCATCGCCTTCAAGCTTTTGAGCCGCAACTAGAGCGCCTTGCCTGCGGTCTGGGGATAAGTCAACAGCTAACCACGTGTCTTTGTCTGCAGCTAAGCGCAAGCCTTCTTTTCGGCATTCCTCCCATTGGGTCGCGTTAATAACTGGGTTTATAGTGTCGACCCATTGGCACAAGACCTCGGTTCGAACAATGTCTTCAGGGTCATTCAAAATGGCTTTGATATTATCTGGATGCACCGTGTATCCGAGAGACGGGTTGGCCTGCGCGACTCCGTGCCAGAATTTGGCTGACCCGTCAAACTTAATGTCTTGGGGTGCTGACCATTCGAACCAACCTATATCGTCGCCATTGTTTGTGGCAATGGCTGAATATGCCCGCTCGCGTAATTTGTTGAGCACGACTGAATGTTGGTCGCCTGCGTTCGAATAAAGCCAGCTTTGAGGATTAGGGGAGCTCATTTGGGTATAACGCAAGGCCGCCCAAACATCTTCGTCATAGTATTCTCGAACCTCATCCAAATGCACACAGTCGGGCGCTGCGATGCCGCGACCCGCTGAGTTATTGGCTCTGACTATGTATCGCCGACCATTAGTAAATTGCAATTCTTGAAATCCCTTCGATTCGAGCTTCTTCACAAAGTGAGCGGCCAACTCTGGAACCTGTTGAACAATTTGGTCGACTTTGTAAAAAATTTCGGCTGAGGTGGTTAGCTTGTGAGCGGCGTGAACCTGAAGCTTTTCGCCTAGCTCGATGATGCGCCAGATAATCTGTAAGGCCATAAAAGTGGATTTACCTTGTTGTCGGGCGCATAGTAAAACAACAACTGGATGAGCCCAACGACCATCTGGCTTGACTTTTAGGGCGTGGTGAGCCAGCCATTGCTGCCACGGAAGCAGCGGATGCCCGATTCGGTCACAAAATGTTATAAATTGTTCGGCTTTAGAAGGTAAATCAAGCAGTTTGGTGTGAATTCGTGGTTCGGTCACACCTCCTAAATTCGATTCATCCCATTTTTTAACAAGCTCTCCCTTATTTTCCATTTTTAGCCCGCTTCTTCCTGATAGTGCCTTTTCGAGCCATTTTCGGGAGAAAATTGAACAA